AGCGGCAACGATTTCTGGAACCGCATACTGACCGGCACCCAGCCGGTCTTGCGCCCGACGCGCCCCCAGGCGCTGCGGCCATGCGTGACCATGAAGGCGCAGTCGTGTTCGCGCGCGAACGCCTCGATTTCCGGCTCCATCTCGAGGATCTCAGGAAGCCGCCCGGCGCACGCCACCACGTTGCAAACGTTCTTTTGCGGGAAACCGAGGATCTCCGTGATCGCCAGCGAATTGTCGCGATGCCAGATCTGCACGCGCCCTTCGCGCGCCTGCGCGATCAGGTCATCGAGCGTCGCGGTGCCGCCGGCGTCGCTGAGTGCGAGGTTGAGCTGCTGCACCAGGCGCTGATGTTCCGGCGTCATCGCGGCACCACCACCGCCGACAGCGCGCCGGCATCGTCGACCGCGATGCGATACGTCGTGCCGTTCGGAGAGATCAGCTGCACGGCGGTGTAGACCGGCTCGAGCGTCGCATCCGCCTTGCGGCTCAGCGCATCGGCGATCTGGCGCATCTGATCGCGCGGGTTATCCGTCAGCGCCGGCGAGAACGGTGCGGGCGGGCGGTAGGCCATCTATCGATACCCGCCGGGCCGCACGATCAGCCGCGTCTTGCCCAGCGCGAAGGGACCGTCGCTCAAGGCCTCGATTCGCATGCGCAGGCTGCGCGCCGAGAACCGCACGTCGGTCAGGCCGCTGTCGTTGGTGATGGGGAACACGCCGGTGTCGGCCTCGGGACCGTTCGGCTCTTCCGCGGTGAAGAAGCGATATCCCGCGCGATCGGCAGGCCCGGTGAAATCCTGCGCGATTTGTTTCACATGAAACCGCCGGTCGGCCGCCTCGCTCAGGGCGAAGGCACCGGTTTCCAGATAGATCTGCGGTGCGCGCGAGACGCCGGAATCGGTCCAGCCGTATTCGTGATAGAGCACCTGGCCGGCGCCGTCGCACAGCACCGGGCGCACCATCGCGCCACGCACGTCCGACGCGGTGCGCTGCTGCTGGCCGATGATCCACGGGCGCGAAGCATCGCCATAGTTGTACGCCACATAGCGGTTGCATTCGCTGGAGTCTTCGCTCGGCCAGTACCACCAGTGTTCGCTGAAGGCGGGGTTTGGTGCGCCGAACACCCGGCCGACCGCCTCGCGATTGAGCAGCGAAAACAGCCAGTCGCCGACATCCGACGGCAGTGGCGCCAGCGTGCCGTCGTAGCTCCAGAAACTCTGCTGGCTCATCCACGTCGTCACGCCGCCGGCCTGGCTCATCGCGCGGCGGGAGATCGGGCCGCAATTCGCGCCGATCTTATTTATTCCATATGCGTAAGGTGGCCCGACGTAGCGCATCAAATGGACATCATTGTCGGTCCAGATCAGCAGCCCGCTCGCCACCCGCATGGCATTCAGCGGGCGCCCCTCGGTTTCCAGCATCAGATTGCCGGCGAGGTTGTCGACCGCGGCGGCCCACACGTCGGGATTCTCCTGATCGGACCACGACACCTGGCGCGCATTGCCGGTGGCGCCGATCAGCACGACATGCCGCTCATCGGTGACCGCCACCGCGGCAGCGCCGGGGGGCGCGTTGGGCACCGGCGCCGCCGGCGTGGTGGGCGTATTGGGCGACCAGCGGCTCAGCACGCCGCTCTGCGTCGGCAACACCAAGAGGTCTTCGCCGAACAGGTGCAGTGACCACATATCGCCGAGCACCGCCGAGGCATCGCTGATGCCGATATCGGCGGGATCGCGCGCGGTGCCGTAGGCGTCGGCGCTGTAGAGTGCGAGGCCGTAGCCGACCGCAGCGCCTGGCGGCTCGAGCGGCCCGGTGCCGGCCGGCGTGATGTCGTAGAGTTGGCCCAGGCCGAAATCGAGCGCGTAGAGCGCGGTGTCGGTGCCGAATGCACCCCAACGCTGCCCGGTGTTGTCGTGCCAGGTCAGCACGTCGCGGCCCGGCCCGCCGAGGTCGATGCCGGGCAGCGCCGCCGAGCCGCCGACCGGCTGCGCCTGGCCGCCGCGCCAGCGCATCAGATTCATATCGAACCAACGGCCGCTCGACGCGTCCGCCGTCGCGCCGCGGTAGATGCCCGGTTTCGGGAACACGGGAACGCGGCCGGTTTTTGCCATCAGTGCATGCCGCGCATCGGCGAGCGCAGCAGCCGCGATGGCGCCGGCCCCTCCTGCTGCATCAGCGTCATGCTCGGCGGCCCGACGAAGATGATTTTGGTCACCGCCAGGCGCGGGCTTGTGGTCGGAAACGGCTGACTGCTGCCGCCCAGCCGTCCGGTGTGAGTGTGCCCGCCGCCGCCATAAGTTTGGATGTTGTGTTGGTGGGCGCCGTCGTTTGTGGTCGTGAGGTTGTGCGCGTGGTTGCCGGCCGCACCGGTGGCTTGATTGCCCCCCGCGGGAAACGGCCCGCTGCCGATCGCCACTGGGCCGGGCACGAACATGCCGGCATAGGTGTGCGTGTGATCGCCCTGCCCGTCGGTGGCGCCGTTATGCGCGTGCAGCCCCTGCACGTCGGTGTAGCCGGTGTGCGCGTGGTCAGCGACCGCATCGATGGCGATCGGCGCCGCCGGCAGGTTGGGTGTGCCGAGCGTTATGCTGAACCATCCGGTGGATTGCGCCAGCACATAACCGCCGACCACGCCGCCCGTATCGGTCGCCGTGCCGACGCCGGCGGCGACACGGCCGCGCAGATCCGGCACGCAGAAGCTGGTCACGCCGTCGCCGCCGTAGCGCGTGCCGATCACCGCGAACAGCTTGGGGAAAGAGGCTATTTCATAGGCGGCGCCGTCGCAGAGCAGCCAGCCCATCGGCGCCGCCGCTCCCGCGAAATCCAACAGCGCACCGATCGGCATCGCCGCGCCGAGCACCGTGTCGATGGTATCGAGGTCGGCGTTGAGACGGGTTCCCCAAGTATCCCGTGAGCTTCCGACTTCGGGCTTTTCCAACCCCCAATAGGGCGTGAATGTTGAAGCCATCAGTTGCCCCTTGCTGTCTCCGTCAGATAATGATGCCGCGCAGCCCAAGCGACTGCTTGACGCTGGCATAGATCGCGTCGATTTGCGGCTTGGTAAGGATGCCGCTGTAGTTCGCGACAAACGCGATATCGACAGCGCCATTATTCGTGCCGATCGCAGTCCCACCGGTGCCAAATACCTTGAGGTTGACGCCAGACGGCGTGTTGGTGACCGGGCCGGCGCCGGTTGCGCTTAGATTTCTTGTCAGATCATAGATCATCGGCGTGGTGTTGCCGCCGATCGTGCAGGCGAAAAAATGCCAGTCAGTGATTGGCGACACCGGCATGGAGAGACTGACCGTATTGCCGTTATACATCTGCAAGGCCGTCACGCCAACATAGGGGCTATAGCCGATGAATCCGCTGTTAAAGCCGGAGACGATGAGCGCCTGGGCGCCGACCTGCGACGCCACGGGAACCTGACGGCTTGCAAACAGCATGGTTTCCGCCGCGTGCCACGAGAGCGGCGTCTGTAGACCGCCTGTCGCGTTCTGGCAGTGCATGTATGCCGGAGAATAGATCGGTGCCCCGGCAGTGTGGTTCGTCCACGGTCCTGCCGTCCCGACGTTCTGGCTGGTGGCGAGGTCTTTGCCGAAATACGCCCAGCCATCCATGTTCGGCAGCACCGGCGGCGGCTTGACCAGCGCCGAGGCGGAAAAATCCACGCCTGCGAGCGTGATTGCGGTGGGCATATCGTCTCTCCCCTTTAGGCCACGCGACACATGACTGCCGAACCGCTGCGGTAGATTTGCCCAGGCTCCACGCCGCCGGCCGCCGCCGCCGCGTCGTTCGCGTAGCTCGGCGAGCCCGGCAGCCAGTCGAAAAAGAATTGCGGCGACGCGGTGTTGATCGCGGTTGCGCGCATCAGGTTGGTCGGATGGTTACCTAATCGGAAAGTATTATTTTCGGTCGGCGCGGCCGCATCGATCGCGTTGCTGGCACCGAGATAGATTAGTCCGGTGCCGTTGACCAATGTGCCCGACGCGACGTTCGGCCCGAGCACGAGGTTGCCGGGCACGCTTTGGCCTTTACGCACGACGTTGGCGCCGACGAACACCGAATTGTTCGCCGACCCCATGTTCGGATCGGATAGCACGTAGGAACCGATCGCCACGGTGTTGACGAGCGGCGGCATCACGCCGTCCGTGCCGAACATCACCCAATGACCGATCAGGATGCTGTCGGTGATGCCGTTGCCATTGCGCCCGGCGTGTGTGCCAACGAACACCGAGCGCAGGTTATTGGTCGAGTTGCGGCACACGTCGGAACCGACCGCGACGACGTTTGCCGGACTAGGATCGACCCGCAAGGCACCGCAGCCCATCGCAAGATTCTGTTGCCCAGGGCCGGTGTGCGAGGCGCCGGCTTGCATGCCGACATAGGTGTTTTCGCCCGAGGTCATATTCGGACCACCGGCATAACATCCGACCAGCACGTTACCGTTGCCGACGCTGGTGATGTATTGCCCAACATGCGTGTTCGGCAGACCATCGACCCCGGTCGATCCGGGGTTTGGGGTCCACATTCGGATCGCCATCTTGCCGCCGATCAGGTAGTGATCGGGGACGTTCACCGAGTTAAAGGTCGGATCGAGGCCGGGACCGCTGCCGCCGGCGTTCAGCACCGCCTGATCCACGTAGCCCTTGCTGGCGATCTGCGCGGCGGTCGTCGGAGCGGCGGCCACGCTAACCGGCCCGAGTAGCGCGCCGCCGGTCAGCAGCAGCGCCTTGGTGTCCACATAATTCTTGGTTGCCGCACCGTTCGGCACCGACGGCGACGGATCGGCCGCCAGGATGAGCGGACCGGTCATCGATGCGCCGGAAATCGGCACCATCCCGGTGTTCCCCAGCGCCGCGTTGAACACGCCATTTCTGTCGAGGCCGGCAACAATGTTGCCGCTGGCGTCCTGCCAGACATAGACGAAATCCGGCACCCGCGGATCGAGTTCGCTAAACCTGTCGGCGCCGATCGTGAGCGTTGTGGTTGTCACAGCAGGCGAGGTCACGACGCTGGCCCGCAGCACCGACCACATCAGCACGCCGGCACGATCGATCGCGCCGCCGATATTGCCCGCGGCATCCTGCCAACTCAGCATGATATCGGGGACGCGCGTATCCAGCGCGGCCACCTGATTCTCCTGAAGGTTCAGCACGATTGGCGTCAGCGTGTTGGCCGACGCGGTGCTCGCCTTCATTGTTGTCGCGGCGATCAGTCCCCATTGCAGCGAGCCGTCATCCATCACCGCGCCAGCGATATTGCCCGCCGCGTCCTGCACGCCGAGCCCCAGGTTGGGAATGCGCGGATCGCTCGCCGCGAAGGCCGTGGTGACGACGCCGAGCTGCGTCAGCCCGCTCACCTGGCCGCCGGTGATGGCGACCGCCGGCGCATTCTGCTGCGCCATGCTACCGAAGCCGGCGATGGCGTCGGCACGCGCCTTGATCGCCGCATCGATCAGATCGGCGTTGGTATTCCAGTCACCGCCCCAAAGATCATTGTCCCCGCCGACGGTCGGCTTGCGCAAATTGTAATTGGGCGTGGTGGTGAAGCCACTCATGCTGCTTGCCTTATCGTCCAGGGTGGCCAGTCTTGCGTCCACGTGCCCGCTTCGCAGGGCGTGGCGCTCGGACCATCCAGCCAGGTTTTCACCAGCCTGCCTTGCAAGGCGAAGGCGATCTGCGTCTGTCCGCCAACCTGCCGGGTCAGCCCCGACGTCGATTTCAGCGCGAATCGGATCTGCGTTGCCGCGACCGGCATCCAGATGCGCGTTGGTGAGGCGTAGGGTGCCAGCGTGATGCCGGTGGCGCCGCCAGCGGCGCGGATCGCCGTCGGTTTCGCACTGACCGGCAGAGTGATGCTGGTCGCCGCGCCGACATACTGATCCGTGGCGCTGCCGACGCCGTATCGCCCGGTGCCATAAGCGCCGATGCCGTAGGCGCGGCTCGCCATGCTAGATCGCCTGTACGGCGATTTGGTTCGCCGTCAGTCGCAGGATATCGCCGGCGTTGATGCTGCGGATGATCGGCGTCACGCCGTCGGTCGGATCGACCAGCGGCCCCCAATACAGCCGATTGCCGGCCGTCAGCGCATCCCACAGCTCGAAATAGCCGAGCGAGCCCCAGTTGCTCGCTGCGGTCGGGTATTCGACGGTAACCGGGTTGGTCGCCAGGTCGGTGCGCCCGGCAGCGAGCGCGAATGTCGCCTGGCGGCGCACATAAGCCGTCCCTGACGTGGAAACCTCGGCGCCCGGCGCGGTGGCGGTCGGCGCCGACGTGCAGAGCCCGACGTACACGTTGACCGGCATCACGTAAGCGCCGAAGCCCAGCGTGTGCGACAACACGCGCTGGCGCAGATAGTCGGTTGCGCTGCCTGCCATCAGAACCCCCGCACCACGGCGCGCAGCGGCGCGCCGGAATAATCCGCCTCGGTCTTCCAGCGGTTCGCTGCGAGCAACGCGTCCTTGAATTCAGCGTCGGCCTGCGCCGCAGTGTCGTCGTCGCGCTCCCATTTCGCGCCGTAGCGCAGGCAGCCGAACAGATAGACTTGGTAATGCGCCTCGAGCACCGCGTTGCTGTCTTGCGGATCGCGCAGCGGTTTCGGCCTGGCAAACCAGGCCATTTCGACGATCTGCGGCTGCCAGGCGGGATCCGTCGGGATCACCGGATGCGGCAAAAACTCGACACAGGTGCCGACGAAACGATAGGCCCACGACGGATGCACCGCGCAGTGACACGCCGGGCCGCCGGCGAGCGGCCCGGTCCAGTGATCCTCGAGCGACAACAGGTGGCCGCAATCCTTGAATCGGATCGACTCGGCCTCGACCCAGTCGGTGGGCAGCGTGATCAAGCCGGCGTCGATCGCCTGGTCGGCGCGCGCCACCATGCAGCGCGCACGCAGCGCCTCGGCGATGTCGTTTTCTGTCATGCGCAGCCAGCTGGCGAATGGCTCGCTGATGTCGCGGCGATTCATCCAGCTGGCCACGTCGCTACTGAGAACGGCGAGGCTCGCCATCGATCAGTCGGTCAGCGTCGGCGCGGGCGGCGGTGGCGGCACCACGTCGGACACTGGCATGAACGCCCCGGCCGAGGCGGTGGCGGCGTTGCGCAGCGGCGGCGAGGTCGGGTCGTCGACGTTGGCGATCTGCATCACCGGCATCGGCGGCGGCTCGGTGGCGGCGGCCATTTCCGCCATCTGCTCGGCCACGCCACGCTCGTTCTTCAGGATGTAGATGGGCAGGATCCCGACCGGATAGTGCCGCGGCTCCGGTGGCGGCGGATGCGGCACCGTCTCGGTGCCGTAGGGCGCGGGGGCCATCTGCCGGGATTCGTCGTCGTGCTTGCGGGCCATGTGAGCTCCTATGCGAGGGGGCGTCCGTCATCGACGCGGAAGAACCGCGTGTCGTCGCGCGACAGCCATTGCAGCAGCGCCTTGCGGTCCTGGGTGATGCCCATGCTGTGCAAGTGCCAGTAGATGACGTTGGGGATCGACGCGACCATGCGGCCGCGTCCACGCGCTGCGTTGCGGTCGAACAGGTTGGCGAGCCGCTTGTTGAACGACACGATCGCGTCGGTTTTCTGCCGGCTGATGATCACCGGCAGACCGCTCTCGCTGTCGCGCACCAGCGCGGTCATCAACTGGGCAGCGTGATCGTGGCGTACGTAGAGGGGATGTGTCATAAG